CAATTTCGCTATTTCTTGTTCTGTACCGTCTAAGAATTTGACTAACATTAGTGGTTGCTCCTATCCATTACTGCTGCACAGCATATAGCAATTGCTAAAACATTGCACAAAATTGCGAAGATCAAAGTAGAACTCCCGCGCCACTGACTGGCGCAATGATTGTTGAATGTTGCCCGTGGCCGTTCATGCGCCATGTGTCCAAGCGCTTGCGCGCCTCTGACTCTGTGTCGAATGTCCACAGTGTGCGCAGTCCGTGCGGCGGATTAGTGACGATCGTCCATTTGTCATATGGTATCGCGTGTCGGCGCTGATCTTGGTGCCATGTGCTCATCGCGTGTCGGCGCTGATCTTGGTGCCAAGTGCTCATCGCGCGCCCATTCTGAAGTCTTAGGCGTCTCTGTTTCATGACTTGATGCCCCTATGAATTTGCAGTGGTTTGGCTGCCTGGATAACCATTATAGCTTCGCCAATCTTGTCGGCTCGCTCAAGCTCCAAAGCTTTCGAAGGTAAAATGTAACACTCATGATCGACAGGCTTACCGTCGATCAGTCTGTGCTCGTGGTTGCAGTACGTTGTACAGTACACCGCTACATGCTGCGCGTCGTTACGCCGCGTATCCCGGCGCTTGCGCGCTTCTGACTCGATGTCGAATTTGTTCATGATTTACTCCGTTTGTTCCTGTCTAACACCATGCATCGACCGTGCCAACGGCATGTTACTCATTTGACCGGCCGAATGATCGATATTGCATTTAGTTATATGACGTGCTTGGGCACAAAGTGACGCTGAACGTCGCTTTGTGACAATTTTTGTCAATCCATGAGTGCATTTGAATCGACTTCTTCAATAAACTGCTGGCGCTCGTCAAACCGCTTGAGAGCCTTATAGAACCGCGCTCGGCTGCACCCCAGTTGCTCTATGACCTGGAAGGGCTTAAGACCGCTATCAAGCGCAGCGCGCGCTTTAGATCCATCCTCGATCAGCCGGCCTGACCTTGGATCATGACTTAGTCCTAGATGCTTCAATCGGGTCGATTCGGCACGCTCGGCTTTCCGTTTTGCTGTGTGTTGTGCATGTGCAGCACTGACCCTAGCTCGGCGCTCGAGGGTCGTATCGCTTAGGTAGCGAAGTATTTGCATCTCACCTAAACCTGTCTCGTTTCTTATGTGTGCTGTACTTAAGCCTTGCGCATGAAGCGCTCGGACGGTTGCGCGATTCTCTTGACGTGTTGGCATGTGTGAACTCACTGAACAAATGAAAGGCCGATAATGTATCGCACATTGCGGGTCGCAGTCAACTAAAGGCATTTGTTCATAGAGGATGTCTATGTTCCTACTGTGTTTGGTTTATGGAGGTCAAACGCCTAAATGATATTTATTTATGGCTATACATTTCCCTATTTCTATATGAACAGTATGAACAGTATGAACAAATAGTAAAAAACAAGGGGAATTATAGTGTTCACACTTGCTGTTCACACTGTTCACACTTGCGCCAGGCGCCGCTAACTTTGGGTGATTGCCGACCAGTCCACAGTTATTCGCTTATCGCAGCTGAGCGCCATGCACTGTGCAATAAGCGTGCCACATGTCGGACATTGCTCGAGGCGCTGCCGCCTATGGCCCTCCGCTTTTTGGGAAGTGCGGGAGGGGAGTGGGAGCCCCCCTTTGAGGGACCCAAGTTGCGCGTGGCGGCGGGCGCTTTGTTGCACGCCCAACGCGATTAGTTATACGTCGATCGCAAATGACGAGGGGCCGGGGCGTCTCAAGCAAGGGACCCAAAACGGCACACGAATTGCAAAGCCGCCCCGGCCCGCATATGCTCTTGCCCATGAATAACGGTTACGTGTTCAAAGTCCTTATCGCCCTCGACATGTTCGCAGCCTCCCTCATCTGGCGCGATAGCGGCGTCACCATCTCGTCTATTGCCGGCCTCGAACTGCGCAAACCGACGCCGGCCATATGGGCAATCGTGCTCGGCCGTAATATCCTGAACAAGATTCAGGCCAACCATTGTGAGATGGCAATTGCGCATGACCGCGCCAGGGCGCAGGAAGCATTGGAGATTCTAAAATGAAGACAGCCGATCAGCTCGCCCGCCAGCATACGGAACAGGCTATTGAGACATTGGCCGAAGTCATGAGCGATCCGTTCGCAGAGAATCGCGAAAGACTTACGGCGGCTAACTCCCTATTGGACCGCGGCCACGGCAAGCCGAATCAGGCGATTATCGCGGTGCCAGGTAATCGGGAATTAGCCGCATTACTTGCCAAGATGTCCAATGATGAACTGGCACAGATTGTGCAAGGCGCCGCGCTGCCAAGGCTCGCGCCGATCGAGGCGACTTTCACTGAGGTTGATCCGCTGTTACTATAGGGCATGGCTCTAACCCCACAGCAAGCCGCCGCGGAACTTTTGCGTCGGCAACGTGCGCAATCGTCCTTAGTGGAGTTCAGCCAAGCGATCGAGGTGCCCGGCGTCCCTCTTTTGGAAGTTAGCGATGAGGAAGACGACGAGGGGAAACTGAAAGATCGCAACGAGCGAGTGCAGGTTCCCTACACGCCGATCGAGTCGCGCGTAACTCTCCACCATTTACTCATGATGCAGGCGATACAACGATGTATAGAAACTCCACGCGGACGTTTGATGATATTCAGCCCTCCAGGATCAGCCAAGAGTACATACGCATCTGTTTTGGCCCCGGCTTGGGCAATGGGACGGAAGAAAGGCACCCAGATTATTTTGGGTTCGTATGGTACTTCGATTGCAGCAAAGCAATCCCGCAAAGTACGTTCTATAATGCGCGATCCACGGTATACGTCGATATGGGCAGAGAAGCCGGTACTCCTCGAGGATCAGCGTGCGGTTGACGACTGGCAATTGACGAACGGAAGTAGCATGATGGCTGCGGGCTTGCTCGCGGGTATTACCGGCAATCGCGCAGACGGCATCATTATCGATGATCCCGTAGCCAACCGCGAGCAAGCCGACTCGGCTACGATCAGAGAGAAGATTTACAACGAGTACATTGACACGGCGATGACTCGCGCAAAGCCTAAAATGTGGGCGATTATCATACAGACGAGATGGCATGAAGAAGACCTCGCTGGTGCGATACTTCCGCTGGACTATGCCGGTGAATCTGGGCTACTTGACTGTCGAGACGGACAGCGTTGGGAGGTGTTATGCATCCCTGCGGAAGCCGAACGGGAAGATGACGTGCTTGGTCGTAAGCCGGGAGAATTCCTTTGGCCAGAGTGGTTCCCCAAAGAGCATTGGTCTACCTGGCGGGATAATCCGCGGGCTGCTCGCACTTGGGCTGCTCTGTATCAGCAGCGTCCAGCGCCGTTCACTGGTATCCATTTTAATCGAGATATGTTCCAAATGTACGACCCAGACAAGCCGCGAGTAGATGCGTGACCATCCAGATGTACGATCCGAACTTGGATGCGCTGCCGAAATCCTTGCGTATTTACGGCGCTTCCGACTACGCGACGATGGAGGCGCGCGCCGGCAAGAAGGAACCTGACTTTACAGAGCATGGCGTATGGGGCGTTGACCACAAGGGCGATCTTTGGGCCATGGACTGGTGGAGCAAGCAGTGTGAGACAGATGTCGGTATTGCGGCGTTTATCAAATTGGTTGCTATTCACCGGCCTGTGATGTGGGCGAATGAAGGCGGACTCATTGACAAAGCGATTGGGCCCTCAATCCGCAGCGCTATGCAACATGCTCAGAAGTTCGTTGCAATTGAACAACTTCCGTCGCTTCAAGATAAGGCAATCAAACTTCAGGCGTTCCATGCTCGGGCGACAGCACACACGGTCCACTTCCCTATTCGTCGTCGGTGGGCGGATGATTGCATTAAGCAACTCGTCAAGTTCCCTGGCGGACGATGGGACGACAAGGCCGATGTTTGCGGCCTTATTGGGCGGCTGGTGGACAAGATGATGGATGCTAGGGTACCATCGCATGAGTCAAAGCCGTTGTTAATTCCTTTTACGGAAAAATGGTTAATGTTCAATGACAAAGCCGATAAGCCAAAAGTGAGGTACTTTTAATGAGCACTCCTGCAACCGAAGTCGCGGCAGTCGTCGCCACTGTTAAGGCCGATGTTTCAAAAGCGAAAGCGTTTGAAAATAAGGTGTTCGCATTTTTGCAGGCGCACTACACGAAAGGTGTTGCCCTTGCGGTCGGTTTTGCGGCCAGTCATTTTGGCGTTGTCGGATTGATTTTCAAGGCACTCTAATGGCTCAAGTCACCTCGACGCCCGGCCAGAATCAGGCATTCGGCAATGTGGCCGTTGTGGCAGGGCCAGTGCAACCCGGCGCCTCGCAATCGCGCGCTACTTCGACGGCAACGATTGTTTCTTATGGGCAGGTTGAAGCAGGCGTGCCCGGCGATAGCGGACAGCACCCGAAACGGAGTTAAATATGCCGCAGGAATACAAGGATTATGTCTTTGCCAATGGCGGCATTGAGGGGCAAGTCACTCCGACAGTTTATAATACTGCCGGCGCCCTGACTACGGTCAGTTCGCCTGCCTATCTCGGGACTACGTTCACTTCGGCCCTGGCGACCGCGGCAGGACCGTTCTACGAAGCAAATTACTCAATGGATACAAGGGACAATAGTTTCCCGAACCAATATTTGAGTAATTATGTTTGGCAGACGACGGTTGCCTCATCCTATAGTGCTCCGGGTAGCCGCACGGCCGTATGACTTCGCCCGGCGTTCCAAATAACTTGCCGATTGTCGCGGCAAGTTCCGCGACGCCGATTCTGACAGGACCGCCGATTACGGTTGGAGTTACGACGAATAGCAATGTGTTTGCGACAGGGCAAACCAACGTTTGGGCGGCGGTCTTGACAGAGAGGGGGGTTCTCGTGTCACCCTTCACATCTTCGACACCCATAGTGCTGCCCACACAAGTAGGTCTCTTTCCATGATCCATAGCCGCCCCGGTTTCGCAACTCGCCGCACCGATGAAGCAGTCGCCAAATTGAATGACGATATGATACCGGCGATTAACCGCGGCGCTCCGAAGGAATCATCTCCGCTCAAGCAGTCATTGCAGTCGCGAGCCGAGATAGCGCACGAAAAGTTGCGGGCGGCACAAGACGCATTGAACTTGGCTCAGGCCCAGGCCGCTGCGGCGAAGGT